CTGTACTCTACGGTAGTATCTGTTGCTGTTTGCAGAACCAGCGCCGTTAATAACAGCAGCGTCGCCTGTACCAGCTTCAGCAAATGGGTTAGCTTGTAAACCATATCTGGTTTTAAACCCAATTTTTGGTTGGAAAGTATCTTGACCAACAGCACGGACCATTTGTAATGGTACATACGGACAGTAGAACATGCCACTATCATATGGTGAAGTACCTTTGTAACCTACTACAAAGTATTGTTTAGCAGTGTTATTTGCAGAATATGGGTCAATATAAACTTTATATTTACCATTTAGAACACCAGCAAAAGTGTTACCTGTGTCATCAACAGAAAGATTGTTGTTTAACGCAGGAGCGTAATCAAGAACACCAGCCATTTGAAGTGCAGAAGCAACATCAGATGAACAGATAATCATATTACCTTTTCCTCTACGAGTTCTTTGTGCAATAGCATTTGCCTCTCTTTCTACTTGGAACATAAGACCTTTGAATCTTTCAACACTCCAACGACCGTTAGAATCTGTATCAAGGTCAAATATGCCTTCAGTAGTTGTATTAACTGTACCTGTGTTTGCAGAAGCACCTTTTTCAGCGTTAGTATAGATAGTTCTAACTACTTCACGGTTAATCTCAGCTAAAATTTCACTTGATAAGATATTAGCAAGTTCAGTTTCAGCGTCAAGACCATGAATCGCTTTTAAGTCTTGTGCAAGTTCCATTGTGTACTCAGCTTTTAACGCTCTTGATTTAGCAGTTACAGTTGATTTCTCAATTGAGAACGCCATTTCAGCAAACGCATTACCTGAATCTTCACCTAATGATTCAGCCGCAGCTGTACTCATTGCAGTACCAGTTGTAAAGGTACCAGCAGGTGAATCGTTTAACAATGCAGGGTTTGTTCCACTATGAGCTGTTTCTGAGAAACCATCAACAGCAGAACCAGTCGCATTACGACCAGAAAAGTCTGTATCAGCTTCATCAAATAAAGCCTCTGTGCCACTCATTGTTGTATATCTAGAACGCATTGCAAAGATAAGTCCTGTAGGACCTGTCATTGGTTGTACGCCACAGATATCATAAGCAATAAGATTTGGCATAGCTCTTCTTACTAGAGAAATTAGGATTGGATCCCAATTCGCAACATCACTACCTGTATTGTTGGTAGGTGTTTCAGCAAGGAAAGCTTGGTCTTCTTTAAGAGCCCTTTCTTGGTTCTCTAAGATGACCGATGTAACGGCACGCTTATAACTATCCTTTACTTCAGGAAGTTCTGGATGGTCTAAGACTGGCTGCCATTTCTTTTCATAAGTTTCCGATAAGTACATATCTTCTTCTCTCCTCTCTTTAGTTACTTAGATATTTTAATATCTTTTGTTTTACTAATTGCGTTGGTGTATGCAGCCATAGCATCCGATAAATCAACATTAGATTCATCGCCCTCCGCAACATCATCTATATCTGCCGAAGCAGACTTCTCAGCTTTTTGCTCAAAGTAGGACTCTTTAATAGTCTTTACTTTTTGTGCAAAATCATCTTCAGAAGAATACTCAACGCCTTCTACGAGACTGTCGAATTTTTCCTTAGCTGTATCTGCCAAGTGTTTTGAATGTTCATCAATGATTTCTTGTCTTTTGTAAGTACCATTAACTTTATTCATTTCAACATTCTTCTCAATTTCTTCGTTGAGTTTCTTTTCTAAATCTTCTATCTTAGCAGCTTGGTCTTCAAGAACATCATACTTTTCATCTGGTACATCAATGTAATGGTCTTCAAATAATTTTTTAAGACCACCGATAAAGTCTTCGGCAATTTCTCCTTTAATGCCTCTCTCTATTGCTAGAGTGTTCTCTTTCATCCATTCTTCAACTACATAAGACAGATATGAATCTACCTTTTCAGTTAATTCAGATTTAGATTTTTCAATTTCTTCATCAAATTTCTTTGAATATTCTGCTTGTAATCTTTCTGATTCTGCTTTCACTTTTGATTTGATTGCAGCTTCAAAGATTGTAGCAGCTTTTTGTTTAAATTCTTCTGATAAATCAGAATCGCCAACTAAAGCTTCAACATCTTCCTTGACATCAATGTCTTCATGATATCCGGCTTTCATAGAATGTTTTTTCTTGCCTTCTTCAACATCTTTGTCTTTTACTTCATCCTTGTCTTTAGCTTCAACGACTTCTTTATCTTCGGAATCTTCAACTTCTTCGTGTTTGCCTTCATAGCCTGCTTTCAAGTGTGATGGCTCTTGGCCTACTTGTGCAGATTTTGAAACGGCGTCTACGACTTGTTTAACCTTTTTAGTAGAATCTGGATTGCTGTCTGTTGGTTTAACCACAGGTGAACCTAAATCTTCAGCGTCATTCATGCTGGCGATATGAGATGGTTCAGCAGGTACAGCATTCTTTTTAGGAGCATCAGCCATTGGATTAGCAACTGCTTCTTCTACTGTTTCAGGTCTGTTTTCTGATTCTGCCATTGAAAATCTCCTCTT